CTATATGTGCCCATTGACTATTGAAAACATTGACACCTAAAGCACAAGCTAAATTATGCAAAACTTGTTGTGATAGACCGTTCATATCGCGCCATCGTTTAAGTGCCTTGCCGAATGCTTCCCTTGACTCTGCTAACTCTACGTTTGAATCTGGTTTTCTAATGGGCATTGGTAGGAATGTGCCTTTTGATATGCCTGAAACATACCGCAGGGTTTACCCTAGCGCACGTATGATTAATAATTCTGTAGCCTAGCGAACCTAGTCATAAGTAAAGCTTTAACAGGATCTAGGTTTTATATCTGATTTAGTGATGACAATTACACTTCTTGATTCGCCTTCTTAGTCTTTCATTATCGACTGCTAACTCCGCTGCTAGTTCGTATGGATCATGACAAGTACGAACATCTTGCCTAAGTTGGTTCAATCTTTTTTCGGCCTCTGTGGAGCGTGACATGAGTCTCACTGCTTTGGGGTCAAACTAATATTAACAAATAATAAGAATATTACAAACCTTGCTATTGAAGCGTATTGACAGCGCGGCTTAATTTGGCAATATTCATCCGTAGTACGGATTATTTTAACCACTCAATGCCATCTGAAAGCCAAATAAGGGCAGTAATACACCCGACGTTAATTGAAAGAATTAACAACACAATGCCGAGATACAAGCTAGATCAAGGCATTTCAACCTGTGTTCAGGACTTAGTCAATGAAGCACTTGACACCAGAATTAAACTTGGAGGACCCCCGGGCCGATATTCATATTCTTCTAATTCAAGTTCTTTTGAAGAGTTAGAAAGAGAGAGTATGAGAGAGAAAGGAAGAGAAACTTTTCTTACACCCATCTCTGAGAACTTCGTTTGCCATGACGAAAAAGAACATCAAGCATTTTTAAAAGAACAAAAAAAAGTAACTCAAAAATTACCTACCGCGTTCCTTCAGTTTTGGGAGACTTATCAAACAGCACCGCGTAAAGCTAACCAATCTCGAAAGAAAGCTTTTGAAGCATGGCAACAAGCTCTAAAGGTTGAAAAATCTGATCGACTCATAGAAGCCGCTAAAAGAGCCGTATTAGACCAAACCAATAAGATGCAGCACGAAGAATGGTTCGAGCCTCTTCCTGACTGTTACAGATGGCTTAGAGACGAAAAATTTGTCGTATTGCTTGAATCCCATACGCCTGCGAAGGCGAAGCAAATAATTCCGGGGGTTACCTGTCTATGAATTATTCCAAGCTTTACGACCCTGAAAAAGCGAATCAGTACGTTTGGCCAATGACGCCAAAAGCTTATAAACCCGGTCAATCAACGTCATACCAATTCACTAAAAATCCTGATCCGAAAGAATGGGAAATGCAAGGTTTTGTGATGGCTGGCCCTTTTCAAATTGGCATGTATGACGATGAAGGTTTTTATTGCACTTACCAGCCACCTGTAGAAGGAATTAGACCCGGAAAATATATTCGCGTTTTATACGGGGAACAAATTAACGAGGCAAAAAGTAATTACGAACGAGATAAAACTTACGCGAAATACGGCACATCAATTGAGGCAGTTATATGACAACAAAAGATTCAGGATTGTATAGAGTCGGTACTCCAGAAAAAGCACAAAAAATATTATCTAAATTAGTTAAAGATGGAAAAATTAAGATTGAAGATTTAGATAAAGAATCACCCGGCGCCGCATATACAAGAGAAATAGCAGCGAAATATTACCCAGAAATAAAACTAAAACCACATCGCAATTTACTCCGTGACCCTAAACCAACTGAGTCGGTTGAAATTATCAACAAACGAGACTTTGACCCCGGACAAGACGATTTTTCTAGTGGAGCCGGAACACAAATATTGGGACAAGAAGAGGAACCGATTTATTCCACGGTCAGTGTCATCGATAGTGTCGGGGGAATCGACGAGCCTTTACCGTTCTAAAGCAATGGAACGAGGAACAACGATTCACGAACATCTTGAGAATTGGTGGAATACTGGACTTTTGCCTAATGCCGGAGAATATCAACCTTGGATTGATTCTTTTGTTAATTATCCAAACCTTGAGAAATGGCGAGCATTAGCCGTTGAACTTGCTTTAGCTGATCGCAAACACGACATAGCCGGAACCCTTGATTTGATTGTTAAACATGTCACGTCTGGTCGGATTGCCTTATGTGATTACAAGACCAAAGATAAGGAATTTAAAAAAGGAAATCATAGAAAACAAATGGGCGGTTATTTATCGCTTTTACAAGAAAATTTCCCCGGCTTTCATGTTGATACGGTTCGCATCTTTTGGATTAGTCCAGATGAAACAACGACAAGCGAATATGAACCCCTTGATTGTTTAGAGCAATACACCAAAGCCCGTAATCATTATTTTTCCAAGCAACTACCTTTTTAATCATGCAACTTTCTTTATTAGATCCAAGCGCTCCACATAACAGAACAGAAACATCAATTGAAGCCGCTATTGCAGCGAAACCAAATATTGGAAAAGGTCAACGAATCGTTCTTGATGCGATTAGTAACGCACCTAATGGATTAACAAGGGATGAATTAAATTTAATAACAGGATTACCAACCGCGACAATTTGCGCCCGTTGCAATGAACTTGTAAAGCAAGGAAAATTGGGTTGTCAAATGGTATTCGATGAAAGTAAAAAGCCTTCTTTTGTAATGAAAAAGATAACTAGAGTGACAAGATCAGGTAAAAAAGCTGAGGTCTTATTTATTAAGTCTTGATATTCATAAGCATGAGTATTGACAATCTAAGAGTTTACCCCACTATGAAATCAACGAACAAAACGGACAAATGCAAGAACTCAAAAAAACGGCCTTCTTCGCTGTTATTGGTGCCGTTGTGCTTATTTTTGCCAATCTGGTTACTTATCGCGACGCCGTGGTTTATGACCAAGAATCTTTATCAACGCTTGAAAGTGCTATCGCTGCGTATGAACGACAGAAATCAGACTACATTGATTATAAGTCCCGCTATTGATCCAATGGATGAGGAAATTAGCGATTTTGAAACAACGCAATGGCTAAAGCTATTTGAAGAAGAATACGTTTTAGAAGCCGCAAGAGATCACTTAGAGCGCACTTATTACTTAACCCTTAATCCTGAATGTGATGACCCACTCTTTTAAAGAATTTCTAAATCCACCGGAAAAAATCGTTTCCAAACTGAAAAAGATCAAAGAGCAACAGACGTATTTATTAGCCGTTGAAAATCAATTAAAAAATGAATTAGAAACCCATTTTGAACAGCAAAACATTGAAGATAAATTTATTAGTCAAGGAATGGTTGTTAGTCGAGCAAAAAAGCAAGGCAAATGGGTTTATTCAGAATTTACAGAACAGTACGCAGCGAAATTAAATAAAGATCTTGAGGCAAGGATGGCTAATGAAAGAGAAGAAGGAACAGCAACACAAAAACCGCCTACTTCTTACTGGACAATTAGGAAGGTGAAAAAATGACAAGGGAGGAAAAAATTCATGCAGCTTTTAAAAGGATTCAAGAGTTATTGATTCTGATCGAACATTGGAGGAAAGACGATGAATGACAACGACATGGAGGCACTTTATGAGCGTCTTTCAAGGCAGCGTTTAGATGATGTTTCCAAACATACAGATCCAATTGATCGATTGCATTTGTTGATTATTTGTTTAGCCGAGCGAAATCAAATTTCAGCGATGAGAATTATTCGATTAGAGAAACGAGTCGAGTTATTAGAACGATTGCTAGATAAACAATGAACCCACAAAAAAATAAAGGTGATAAGGCAGAACGCGAAGTTGCGGCGTTGCTTAGTGAATTAACAGGTAAAACTGTTAGAAGAAAACTAGGAGCCGGTAGAACTAATTCGGCGGGTGGAGATACGGGAGATATAGAAGGTATTCCAAACTTCGCAATACAAGTAGCTGACTGGAAGTGCAAATCATCGGCCTGTTTACAGAAACCGATAGAGGCAGAAGACCAACGGGAAAATTTAGGTGTTGACCATGCTGCAACTTTTGTGAGGTTCAGGGGCGGCAGGTATCGGGTAGTGCTAACACCTGAGCAATTCGTGAGAATATTGTTTCAAATTGCTAAGGAAGCGTAGTACGGGGTAAACCCTAGTTATAGAATTAAGGGGTAACGGGCGGAACCGGTGGGAGACATCCCCGGAAAGCTCCCGAACCTTCCCCACTATCGGGGCGGCGCTAAGACCCTGAGTCCTCCATCGAGAGATTCAAGGCAGTAAGTCCGAAGAAGGTTGGCAACTGGTCGTGAAGCCCGGCCCGTCATCTGGTAGCTCCAGGACGAACCAAAACGAGGATCGCACCCTCAAACGCCGGAGAGATTCGGTTTTTCACTACAAGAGTTTCAAAATGATTTCTCAAACAATCAACTCAAAGTCCAAGCTTGCCGATTACAAAGAGTATTACAAGCAAGCAAAAGTTGAGATCGAAGAGTTGGAATCAAAGCTAGAGAATAAGGCTCTAACACTCGATGATTACAAAAGAGATTTAGAACGCCGCCTAGCTACTCACGACAAGGAATTTGCACTAGCTCTAAGAGATGCAGCACTTCTTCTAACCTCTGCCAAAAAGCAAGTTGTTGAATTATTCCCAATCAACTAATCACTTAGCCCCTTTTTAGGGGGTTTTTTATTCTTCGCTTTTATCACAATGACTAAAAACAATAAAGATATATGGTCATCAATGGATGATGTACCCCTAAGTTTTTTTCTTACATGGGCTATACAAGGTAAGTTTTGGGAGATGCTAGATAAAGATTTTGGGAAAGAAATTGACAATGAATCTATACATCAAATTTTTGGATTACTTTTTAAAGAATTAAATGAAAGGCAACTAATTAATATTTTGAATGAAATAGACCCTGAAGGACTTTCTAAAATACAACGGCAACTTGCGGAGGTAAAAACCTAACCAACGCCGGGGAGCCTGACGTTCTATGGCTGTTACACCGTTAAAGCGTGCTCGCCTAACAGGTCAATGACAGTCTGAGAGTTATAACCAAGACAGGGCGGTTTCATAGTTTGTAGTGAGCTATGAGTTAGCCGATCCATCCCCCGGCTCGAATTTCAATTAGATGAAATATTAAGCTTTTGTTACTATTCATGCGTAGGGTAAACCCTAGCTATATAATAAGGGCATGGGAGAGATACCCAATTCACTACAAAAGCAACCATGCAACTTCCAATTCACACTTTTTCAGACTTCAACATCGCAAGCCAAATCCAAGAGCTAACAAGCCAACTAGACAGGGTAAGCGGTCAAGCCAAGATCAAAACTCAAAACATGATCAACAGCTATAAGAATGAACAAGTAAGAAGATCACTACTAAATCACTAAGGGCCGCAAGGCTCTTTTTTTTTGCCTGCAATTATTTCTATACAAAAAATAATAGTGAGAGAGAAAGACCACATCCTGTAGAGCAGCGGCTGATTTAACAGCTTGATTCAGGGACTTTCTACTCTCAAAATTAGTATAACTGTTATTACCTGCAATTATTTGTATACAAAAAATAACCCCGTGAACAAGGCGGGGCATGGGTGATAGGGATTAATTACAAAATACAGTTAATATTCTTAATATGCAAGCGTATTGATTAATGCGATGGGTTTATTTTCTGCTGTTGGTAACTTATTTTCTTATCAAGAACCCGCCCCGCTGAGTAAGGAGAAAAAAAGACGTTTTGAATTAATGGGTAAAAGCAATAGAGAATTAAATATTATTTTGGATCGTACGCCGCATTTACATTGCAAAAAAACCAAATTAGTTGACCTGATTATGGCGCGTGAGTTTGACCAATTGTAATTTTCTATGCTCTTCTAATCTGTCCTGTTGCCGTCTAAGTTCAAGGCAGTGACTACAGAAGCAAGCTTCAATCGTTTGCGATTCGCCAATACCGATTTTTCCATTTGTCATAAATAGCCAACTCCTCTTTTAAACGCTCGTAAGTCAAAATTTCTTGATGTAAACCAGTAAAGAAGCCATGTTTGGGATTCTTCGGGTCATCTCTATTATCAAGCCTATATAAGGTTTCTTGATATTTATTTCTAGCCGCGTTTTCTTCTATAGAGATTTTTTTCATTTTGGATTGTCGTCTGTTTTGGGCTTCATTTTTTTGATCGTGTCAAAGATCATGGCAATGACTCCATTTTGTTTAAGCTTTGAAGCGCCTACAAGTTCTGAGGCAAGAGCTACAGCAGCCCAAAAGATAGGGCTAGCAAGAACTTCATTCATCTAGTGTTTTTCATAGGGCAACGCTCTTCTAGTCGTGCAATTGATGTTTCAAGGCGATTTAACCTTAAAAAGATTTCTTGTTTAATCTCCGAGTTTTTCTTGGCTTGCATTGCTAGGTAAACAAAAGCACCTGAAACAATGGCCGCGCCTATCTCGGTCAATTTACAAATAAAAGAACTAGTATCAGAATAGGTCAATATTTGCTACGTCGCAGTAATGAAAGAAAAACCAATCGAAGCTCCTAAACCTGTTGAACAAGTAAAAGCCGTTTCAGAAGACCAACCGGAGTATCAAGAGAAGATAATGTTTCTTGTCTCCACAACTGCGCAAGGGGCTATTTTATTTTGGTGCATCTGCGTTTTGTCTCTTGGATATATAAAATTGCCAACAAGGATGTTTGGCCTTGATATTCCAGATCAGCCAAGAATTGATAGCACTTTTGCCGCCGGATTATTAGGGAATATTTTAGCTGGGTGGGGTATAAGCGTAGGAGCAAATAACGGTAATAAAAAGAAAAAGAAAGAGGAACAAGAGCAATTAGCGACAAGCAATACAGCAGGGCAACAGGTCATCGTCATAAAACAGCCAATAGAGCTAATAACTAAAGCTCCAACAGCTACCCGAATTGATCCAATCACTAACCGTCCTATAGGACAGGATGGCAAATTATCATGAAACGTTTTTTACTTCTCGCTGCTTTTCTCGTAGCAACTCCAGCCGCAAAATGTGACCTTCATCATAAAATAACGTCCTCAACTCAGCTCACAGTTAACGGTGCTTACACAGATGCAAGTCGCATAGGTAGCACTTACGCAGTCTCAGGTTCCAATATAAAAGTTGCGACTGATGCTCACTTTGGCAAGTTAACGGCTGGCACTGCTACTACAGCAGCAACGCTAGATGTTGGAGCGTATGACATAAATACAGTCGGAAGTGCTTATTCTTTTTCAGAAAGTTGGAATCAAGGCGATGCCCCTGCGGCTATCGGTTCAGGGGTGGATGTAACCAGCGGGGTGGTGGCTGATATGCCAGCTTATGGCGAAACATTAACGATGTCGGGAGGTGTCGCAGGATCATTGGCTGGCACTATTACCAGTGGTGGAGTTGTTACCTTGACCGCTGGAGGTGCTGGAACTTCGGCTGTGGGGCAAGTTATTACAGAATTAATTGTTGACTAATGCACGTACCTATTATTGTTTGTTCTATAGGTGTCTTGATTTTTTGTTTAGTTAACTTTTTAATGTGGAAACATTACATGGATATTCATAAATAATGAAACGGATTTGCTTGTTATTATTTGTGTTTAATGCGCCAGTTTATGCCGCGCCAGTAATACCGAATTTCCAACAAGGAGTTCTACAAAATCACACAGAAACTTCTAGCGTAGTTCAGGAGACGATAAAAAGTTTTGACTTCCGTAATGGCTATCAGTTGACAACGGGTGGGGTTAATGTTTCACCTTCTAATACTACAAATATTGCACCAACAGGATATACAACAAACACACAAACTATTCAAGGGGTAACAACATCAATTACAAACCCTACATATACAGCAAAACCAGAATATTCAATTGATAATGCTGGTCAAAGTTGGTCTTATTTTGAAACGCTAGAAACCGGAGGACTTGTTAATTTTACTCAGATTGATCGAACAACAACTATTGAAAGTGTATCTGATTCAACAAGTACATTTAGCCAGTGATTAAGAGCTTAAAATATACTTTAGCAATTGCTTTTATATTATCAAATATAGCTGAAAAAGCTTACGGTAACACGGTTAACACTACTTCAAATTCCACTGGCAGCGTTACAAATCAATCAATTCAGGTTGTCCCTTCTAGGCAGTTTACCCAATCTGTAGCCCCGGCCTTGCAATGCCAAGGTTCAACCCTAAATATTAATCCATTTGTGCAAACAACAAATTCTTATAGCGCACCTTATGAGCCGATGTATCAAGAGCCGGTATATGATTTACAAACAAATGATGACGGCGCTTTAGTTAATCCGGGTTCAATCCTTTACTACAAGCCAACAAGAACAGGACAAAAAGAAAATAATATGAGCATCAGCTCCGGTATTGCTTTAACTTTTGCAATTCCACTTGATCGCCAATCTGTACGCCTTTGCCGCGCTGCTATGGCTAAACAAGTTGATTTATATAGTCATCAGCTAGAAGCAAAGAAATTAAACTATCACGCTTCAAGAATTAATACTTGCGCTAAATGGAAAAAAGAAGGCGTTTTATTAACTGAAAATTCACCCTTATATGGTCTATGCGAAGACGTGACTTTAGTAACGCCAGCTAATACGTTGATTGATCATAAACACAAAATCACCACCCCTTCTTTAACTTCCGAATAGCTATATTTCTTTCTCTTTGTTCCATCTTTTTGTCAAAGATACTTTTCTTTTCTGGCGGTTTTTTTAATAGCTTTGTTTTTAATGTTGTGATTAATTTTTTTATTGTAGGCTTTATAATTTTAAGGATCAGGTCGGCTAGAGGCTTGGCTAAAACGCTTGAGACAACAGCAGTTGAAGCGATAATTGCAGTTGTTGAAACTGTTCCAATCTGGGGTAAATATTTTTCTGTTACTGAAATAGGAGAATAAACAACTAAGCAAGTTTGGCCGTCTTCACTTAATTCAAAACCTGAAACTTTTTCTTTTCCATTTGCTGCAATATCACCAATTCTAGGATTATTTTTTTGTGGATCAGGACAAGAAACATTCTCTTTCTTTTTTTGTGTTAAATCATCTTTTGGTATTTCTGATTCTGGCGCTTCTGCTGTATTAGTTGGCGGCGGCTCTACCGTTGGTTTTTGACTTTGAATAATTTGTATTTTTTTGGGGTTGTATTGAATCGGTTCAAACCAAGGGATGCCCGGACAAATAACAGTATTCCCGGCGGGATCATCTGTAAAAATTTGTTTTGACCTCGTATAATCTCGCCTTACTTCTGAACAGGGCGTTTCAATGTAGGGGATAGGAACAGAAGGGGTTGCAATAACGTTAGGCGCTTGAATATTAGGGATTGTCCAAATCTTTACTGTCGGAACCTTTATCTCTTCTATTTCCATCTTCTTTCTGTCTAATTAATTCTTCTTCTTTTAAACGCAACAATGCCTCTTTGATTGCTTCGGCTTGCAAAGAATTTACCCATATTAAAAAGGAAGGGCGGGGCCGGTTGATGTAGGAAGCTTTATATCAGGAACAGGTATCAGCTTTGTAATTTGATTTGTCAAATAAGCTTTTGCTTTGGCTTGGTTGGTTGGGTTCTTAGCGTAGAAATAAAGACCCGCGCCACCTGCCAGCACTCCCACTATAAAGACCGAGTTAGCAATAACAAGAACATTAATAACTTTTTTCATAGCTTTAAACGTTGCTACGCCTCGATATTAAACTAAAATCAAAATAAAAACATGTTTGACGATATATGGAAAGAAGCCATACTTAAGGCCGCGCCAATCATGATTATTGTTGTAGCTTTTTCAACCGTGGCTTTATTACCTGCGTATTTGATAACAGGGGTATTAGTTAAACAACAAAGTCAACAACAAATAGACCTAGCTAGGCAGGTTCACTAAGACCAAGGAACACCAACTTTTTCAGTCGGGGTATTAATTAAATCAATTTGAGCTTTTAAACCAGCCTCAATAGCTGTAACTTGTGTTGCTCCAACTGCGGCTTTCACCCATTCAAGGCATTTAGCAGCGGTCAACGAATCATACGCGACGAAATCACTTGGCAGGGAAGAAGGTTCAGTAAATTCAACTTGTCCTGTTGCTCTTGCTTTTTCTGTGCTTCCGTCCATACCTTTGACTCTGTAAACCAAAGTTTTCACAAATCCATTTGACACGTTTGCAACCATTGCAGTGTCGTTAATTTCCCAGTTATAGGAATAAGCCATTTTAAAAACCTTTTGTGAATAGTTTAATACTTTTAAGTAGCAGAGCCGCCAATTAGTTTTTCAAGCACTTTTAAAGCACCTTGATCTTCCATGATTGGTTGGGTTAAAGCTTGCCCTTCTTCTTGTAACTTTTTAATTTTGCCCTGTATTTCTTGAACTTTAGCAATATTAGAATCAAGCCTAGTTTTTACTTCTATTAGTTCCTCTTGAGGTGTTGACATTTTATTTAGCCTCCAATGCGGCGACTTTAGTTTCTAATGTTTCTATTTTTGTCATTGCTTCTTGTAAACATTTTACTGCTTTCATATAAAGGATCGAATATTTAACTGATTTAGTTTTAGTTCCTAAATCTGCATTTGTATCTGGATCTCTATCAATAGATTCTTTAACAAGACCAGCACTTACAGTTTCTATTTCTTGTGCAATTACACCAATATGCTTATCTGTACCAAAACCTGTAGATTCTTTAAAATTAAAATTTCTTACTTTAATTGCTTTTATATCATCCCACTGAGAAGAAGCATCAACAATATTTTCTTTTAATTTAACGTCTGAAGTTCCAGTGTAGCTATTATTATTATTGGCTACATCTCCATCACCTTCGATATGAAGTCTCAGGCTATTACCATCACTTCTACATTGGAAAAAATCAATGCCATTAGCACCACTAGCACCTTTTTTTAAAGTTAAATTAGCCGTGGAACCACTTACACAATTATTATACATCCTACCCCCATTGCTAATTGAAAAAGGTTCTAAATCGTTTGCAGATGACGCAGAAGTTCTAAAAATAGTAAATCCACCAACTCGTGTATTGTCTACGTAAGAATGGGTTCCATCATGGTAGATTTGTAGATCATCACCAGTCCCAAGTTTTATTTTAGAACCGTCAGCACCATCAATATTACCGTCAATATCTATATTTCCTGTAACTTGAACACCTGTGCTAGTAGTCTCAAATTTCTTACTAGCGTCGTAATAGAGTTCTACGGCTCCATCAATATTGAAATTTGCTACTTGTCCAGCAAAACCAATACCTGCATCACTTCTTTTTAATATTCTTACATTATTTCCTGATAGTATTCTCAACTCACCAGTCTTATTGTTTATTGCCGATAAAGTATCATTAGACCAAACAGTAAGATCTTCATCAGATCCAAATTTTAAGTATGTATAATCACCA